ACATCCCGATATGGGTTTGCTACCGCCCGCCCGCCCTTTGTGCAAGTTTCACAAACTTTCTTGTGCATATTGCACAAAACCGAAAATTCGGCAAACTGCACAAAAGGGTTTGGGGAAAATGCACAAAGCGTTGCTAATCTGTCTATGGTATAATGTAATGAGAACTATGTTTAGAAAGGAGAGTATATTTATGCAATACTTTGAATATTTAGTTAGAAGTAGATACAAGAACGTAAAGGACTTTTGCCGTGAATCGGGACTAGACCACGCTTCTGTATACGGCTATATGTCAGGGCGGCGTTTTCCTTCAGTATCCTCTTTCATGCTCTGCGCTGAAGTTTTGAACATCACAGCAGAAGATTTGTGGAAAAATTGGTATAAGGAGTACACTATAAATGGAAAGAAGTAAACTTAGCGCGGAAGTGCGGCGGCTTGCAAAACGCGCTAATCAACGTATGGTAGAACTGGAAAGACACGATTTGAACACTCCCGCATATAAAGCGGCGCAAGCAACGCTTGAAATGATGGGAAGAAAAAGTACATCAGCAAATGGGCGGCGTTTCTCGGAAACTGGTAAGGGAACTTATAACGAATTGGAACAGCAAAAAGCGGAACTTGAAAAATTCCTAGGTCATGAAACAAGCACCGTTCGCGGTTTCAAATCCATGCAGGACAGGATATTTAAAACGGCAGATAAAGACGGTGGTTTAACTGCGGCGGGTATCAGTAAAGATGAATATTTTGAATTGTGGGATGAACTACCGAATAACGCGCAAGATAGAATGTTTTATGCCGCCTATTATGTGCAAGTATTGCAAGCATATGAAATGAAGATAAAAGACGGAACTATTAAATCAGAAAACGCATTATCTATTACAGATATTACGCGAATTTTGGAAGGTAGTAAAAACTTAAAATCAGCCTTAAAGGAAATCGGATTATCTGTAAAAGATATTAGCGAAACCCGAAAGCGCTTATACAATGATTAAATCAAAGGTAAAAACCAAAGAAGGAATAGAGCCGATAACGGCTTACACGGTGGAAGAACTACCGCCAGTTGAATTACATTTTCATAAAAAACGGCGCAATAAGCGAACTTATTTATTCGCTGAGGAATTTATAACACTAGACACGGAAACAAGTCATACTGATACTTTAGCATGGATTTATCAATGGTCTGCGCGAATTAATGATGTTTACGTTTACGGCAGAAAACCGCAGGAGATAATACAATTATTGGAAGTTTTGCGGGATAGATTCGATTTATCAGACCTTAAAAAGATAATTATTTATGTGCATAATTTAGCATACGATTTACAGTATTTAAAACATTATTTTTATGGCTATGATTCTAATTTGAAAATACTTGCGACCGATGCACATAGCTATTTAATTGCAGATGTAAACGGCTTTAGATTAATCTGTTCATGGAAACTGTCAAATATGTCTCTCGACCTTTTATCTAAGACATACGGAACAAAATATGAAAAAGCCGTTGGCGAAATAGATTATACAGTAAAGCGTTATCAGGACACGGAACTATCAGATTCAGATTGGTTTTATATGTTTTCTGATGTAGCGTCACAGCATGACGGCATAACAGGATTGCTGAAAGCGCAAGGTTATAATTACTGTTTCGATGCTCCTTTTACATCTACAGGTTTTGTAAGAAACGATTGTCGTAAAGCATCCGAAAAGGCTTTAAACTGGCGTAAAAACTTCCGTAATTCTATGTTAGATTTGGAACAATATTCCTTATGCAAACAGGCTTTCATGGGCGGTTTAACAATTTGCTCGTGGAAATATGCTGGGAAAACTGTAAGGGGGAATTTGGGGCATAAAGATTTCACCTCATCGTACCCCGCCCGTCAGATGATGGACTATTTCCCAAAAGGTAAACCGTCATGGTATGGAGAAATAGAATCCGAAAGCGAATTAGAAGCGTTGCTAGATACTTATTGCTGTGTCTTCCTTCTGCATCTGCATAAGGTACAGATAAAGGAAGGAATAACCGCACCGTGTATTCCATCGTCAAAGTGCATATTGCTTGAAAACGCTTTGAAGGTAAACGGAAAAGTCATATATGCGGATGAATTAGTAATAGCTGTAACTGAAATAGATTACAAATGGATAATGCGACAATATTATGTTCATGACGGTATAGAAGTAAGTAAAATGCTCATATTTCAGCGCGGCACAATTCCCGCATGGATGAAACAGAAAATTATGCAATACTATGATGCAAAATGCAATTTGAAACATTCCGATTATCGGCTTTACATGGGAAGTAAAGCAAAATTAAATGGCATTTACGGCATGAGCGCAACAGCTATAATTCGCGATAAGTACGAACTAGACAATGAATTAATAATGCAAAAGGGGGATGTGGACAGACAAGCCGAACTGGACAGATTTTACAATTCTCGCAATAGCTTTCTACCGTATCAATATAGCCTATACACTACCGCTTGGGCGCGTGACGCACTTCTACAGATGATTGAATGTGTCGGCTATGATAATTTCTTATACTGTGACACCGATTCGGTATTTTACATCAAAACTGAATCAGGCGAAAAAGCGTTAGCCGAGTACAACAAAACCATAAAGAAACGCGCTATAAAAGCAGGCGCATATATCGGGGACAATATTCTAGGATACGCCACCGATGAAGACCCTATAACCGCTTTTCGCGGACTGCATAGCAAATGCTATGCAATGATAGAAAACGGGGAATTAAAAGTGACGATCGCGGGTATCACAAAAAGCGCGATCAAATGGATAGACGGAAAGCCCGTCCGCATGACGAACGCTGAAGAACTAGGGGACATAGACAACTTGCAAGATGGTTTCGTGTTTCGGCACAACGGTGGGACACGGGCAATATATCTTGAAGGATTCCCGCAGACGGTCATGGTAGACGGTCACGCCACCGACCTTGCAAGCGGGGTCATCATTGAAAACATAGAGAAAGAAATTTCTGATACCATGTTCAGCTATGGCGCAAACTATGAATTGCTTGATGTGAAGCCTTACGAAGTGTTATAAAATGTTTCACGTGAAACATTGAAAACCGCTTGAACATTCTACTATAGTATAGTATACTATAGTCAAGGCTAATACTATGCGCGAATTAACGCTGTTCTTCCGCTTATGGCGTGTACCCGCTTGAGGGGCGCGGAACGCTTTGCAGGAAGAAACCCTTACGGGTAAGGACTTTGACAACCGAATACCGAACAGATTAATCATGCTGAACAGAAAGGGTAAACAATTATGATGGCAAAAATCTGGAACAAGAAAAACAATGAAATGCTTGTGGCTATCGAATGGACTAACGGAAGATTGACTAGCAGAAGATATTCACAGATAGTAAGCCTACTTTTTTCTCTCGCCGCTGATTCTTGCGAATATAACAATCTAATTGTTACATTCACCAACACACCGCAAACGATAGAAACTGAAACGAAACATGATTATTTTTCCTATTCAACAATCAATATGAATTTATTCGTCAACGGTGTTTTTGTTAAAACAATGAATATCTGCGATTGAAAGGGGCAAACATGAAAGCTGAATATAGAGCAATAGCGGTGGTGTTTAACGCAGAAATAGAAGTAGTCACAGAAACGCAGTATAAGTGGGAAAACCCCGAACTTAACGAAGAAATGTTTCATGAGATTCTCAATAAGTGCATTGAGAATATTCATAAAATTGAGGACGGGTTCAGAGTTTCGGCGCAGATAGGATATTTTGACGAAACCGGAAGATACACACTTATCTGTCGGATGTCGGGAAAAGCTATGATTCACCGCAACGCTATTACGATTCAGACAGACGAAAAGTCAATAACAATTCCCGCATAAAGCGGGAATGATGGACGGTCGTACAACGGTATAGTACGCAGACCTTATAAGTCTGTTAAGCGGGTTCGACTCCCGCCCGTCCGATTTAGGGGAATAGCATAACGGCAATGCCCGCGACTTTGACTCGCGTTACACGGGTTCGACTCCCGTTTCCCCCGTTAGCCCGTAAGGGCAGGAACATTGAAAACCGTATACACGGAAAGGAGAAAAGTATGATTAAAGCAACTGTAAACAAAGGTCGTGTAACTTGTACTATTATGGGAAAGGGGTTGGCGATTCTTTCAGAATCTGTCATTCTTGTTGATAGTATTCTCGGCAAGATGGTAGACGATGATAAACAAATGAAGAAATGCGCAGTTGATGAATTTTGTGAACTTTTAAACTCACTTAACGAAGTAAAGGAGAACTAATTATGGCAAAGAAGAATGTAGTAACTGAGAACGCAGAGCAGACCGCAAAGAAGCCCCGCAATTCCATTAAGGACAAGGCAAGGGCGCACATTACACGGCTTGAAAACCGTCAGGTAGCGCCAGCACAGTACGGCGCAGTACTTGAAGCCTTCGCAGCACTTGGTCTTGTCAAGTATGACGAAACGCTTGATATGCTTGACAGATACACCGCTGACTATATGGCAAATCTTAACAGGGGGAATGAGTAATGGCACGATTCACTAAGAAGACCGATAAGGCAGAGAAAACCACCGAAAAGAAGTATGACGAACTTCACAGCTTCGAAATTCTGAGAGCGACACAGTACGATTGGGGTACGGTTTTCAATATGGTTCTGAACGGTGTTACGATTTATAATTGCACCGTGGCACAGACGCACGAAGGAAACTTCTTCATTTCCTTCCCCTCGCGCAAGGGTTCGGATGGAAAGTGGTATGCTTACGTAAGATTCTATTTCAGCCCTGAAGACATGGAAAAGGTACTGGCGGCGGTAGAATCGAAGCTGTAAATATATAACTCTGATAATCAGGGCGGGGAGACATTCCCCGCCCTTTTCTTTATGTTTCACGTGAAACATGGAAAGGGGTAATTAATGGTAAAAATCGGACACGCAAGATACAGCGAAAAAGGAACAGCGGAAGGGGCGCGGGGCGACCAGACGGGCAAAGAAGTTTCCGTGTCAAATTGGTATGATGGAAATTGGACAGCGGTATACCGCCCGCAGAGTGACGAAAAAGCGGAACAGATCGCGGCGTTCATTGAAGCGGTGTGCGCCAATGATAATATTGGTTATGGTCAATCTGACCGCCTTACGCTTAAAGCGGCGGCTGAACAGTGTTTCTATAACGTGAAGGAAATCACCGAACGTGTCAACTGTGATTGCTCGTCACTTGTGGCGGTGGCGTGTAATGCGGTCGGAATCAAAGTCCCGTTTTCTATGACAACTTCTGTTGAAGATACTTGTCTCATGAGTACGGGCGAATTTATCAGGCTGAAAGACAGCAGATATACAAAGAAAATGGACTACCTGAAGCGCGGCGACATACTCAGGAAAAACGGACATACAGCGGTAGTATTAAGCAATGGAGACAAGTACACAGCATCATATGAAGTACATAACAAACCCGCTATCTATGCAGATTGTAAAGACGGCAAATTTGCGGGAGTTTGGCAAGCGGAAACAGATGTATATCTCAGGGAAGGGGCAGGCGTAACATATAAAGCTGTTTCGGTAATTCCTCACGGAAAGGATTGTTATAATTATGGATATTACAGCGTTGACAATCGGGGCGATGTTTGGCTTTTCGTTGACTTTTATCGTGACCATGTTAAGATAACAGGTTTTGTACGCAAGAAATATCTTGAAAAAATCGGGGAAATCAGGAAATGAGTTTATATCTAGATAACGGTTTTTTAAATGTGAAATGGCTTGACAAAGAAGCAAACAGAATCAATGCCGCATTTGTTATTATCCTAGGTAGCAGACAGATTGGGAAGACTTTCGGAACATTAAAATTAATGACCGATGAACGGCGCAGTTTCATCTTAATGCGCCGCACGAAAACGGAATCTGACTTCATCACGAATGGTACAGTTAACCCGTTTATTCCGTTAGGAAGAACAGATATATCAGTTAAAAAAGATACAGAATACACGGGCAAAATTGTACTGTCTGAAGATGATAAAAACGTGCCTTTAGGTATCACAACTTCGCTTACTTGCATATCTAAAATAAGGGGCTTCAGTGGTAAGATTTTTACCGATTTAGTCTATGATGAATTTATCCCCGAAGCCCACGTTAACCGCATTAAGAATGAAGGTGACGCATTTCTAAATGCAGTTGTAACTATTGCGGGAAACCGTGAACTGGAAGGACTTCCCCCGTTACGGTGTTGGTTACTGGCTAATACTAACAACATAGCAAGCCCAATACTTGAAGCATTGAATATCACCGACAAAATAGAACGCATGGAAAACTCAGGTAAGGAACTTTCAATTATGCCTGAACGTGGTATCATAATCGTTTTGGCAAGGGGTGAAACGATTATAGAAAGGCGGCGCAAAACTTCCCTTTTACGCGCAATCGGACGGGAAAGCCAGTTTTCAGAAATGGCGTTTGATAACAAGTTTTCGTATAACGATTCAGAGAACGTGACTCGGCGTGACCTGAAACAGTTTAACCCCGTCTGTTCAGTTACTGGAGTGCTGACGATATGGAAACATAAAAGTACTGAAGAACTTTTTATATCCTCATACCGCAGGACACCGAAAGAATACAGCAATACGGACAGGGGAAGAAAGCAACTCATGATTGCTGTACCATATCTGAAACTGGCATATGTTTACAATCGAACAGCATTTGAAACACTGGCACTAAAAGAAAAGTTTAAGAACATTATACAAGTGTAGAATATCACTAAACATTGTAGAAATGTTTCACGTGAAACATTATAATAGCACTAGGCGGGGCAGGACATACGCGAACGGTTGGAAACCGTGTCCATGTAGCGGCGGCTACATAAAAACCCCGCCTTTAATTAGAAAGGGGAAAGCATGGAACTCAATACCATTTTAACGCTTATCAATGCGGGATATACCAAAGCTGAAATTGACAGTATGACGGGCGCGGAACAGACGAACGAACAGGGCGCGGCAGAACCGCCGAAGGAACAGGGCGCGGCAGAACAGGGCGCGGAAAAGTCGACGGAAACGGAAAATATTACCGAACTTACAAAACAAATTATGGCACTTTCTGAAGTGGTGAAAGGCTTGCAGACTCAAAATGCAAAACGCGCTGAGAGCGCGCCGCCTGAAAAGATGGGCGCGGAAGGAGCAATTAAGGGTTTTTTCGGGGTGAAGTAAATGGACTACACGACTTTTTCACAGCTTGTATCTTCGCTTGGATTTCCTATTGTGTGTTGCTGTTACCTTGCATATTCAAATGAAAAACTCAGGGGAACTATTGAGGAAAATACAAAGACAATAGAGTCGCTGAAACAAATGATTTTTGATTTACACGTTAAAAATAAGGGGGATTGATTTATGGCTGTAAATGAACTTTCTTTTTCTCAGAGTGCCGCTTTTCTGACCGACCTTTACGAACAGGCAACGGGTCAGAAACCGACTATTGCCGTTGTGGACAGCGGCAGTTTCACCACCGTTGCACAAGCGGTTCTCAAAACGGGATATGATACGGTAATTAATAGTATCTCTCAGGTCCTTTCCCGTACTATCTTTTCCATTCGTCCGTATACGGCGAAGTTTAACGGCATTTTTGTCGATTCTGAGCGTTGGGGAAATATCACACGCAAAATCAACTTTGTGGACGGTGAACTTGAAAACGATGACCGCGAACCGCTGACGGACGGTGCGTCTGTTGACCCTTGGGTGATCAATAAACCGAAGGTACTTCAGACCAACTTTTACGGGTTCACGAAGTATCAGCGGCATATCACTATTTTTAAAGACCAACTGGACGTTGCTTTTTCTTCCCCCGCGGAATTTGGTAGATTCATCAGCGGTGTTATGACCAATATGATGAATCAGCTTGAACAAATTAAAGAAGCGGAAGCGCGCAACTGTCTGATTAATTTCATTGCAGGTAAAGCGGCAGGTGACGCAGGTAATGTAATTAATGTGCTTCAGGCGTACAAGGACGAAACAGGTACGGAACTTACTCCTGAAACCATGTATGCAGATGCAAACTACATCCCGTTTATGAAATGGCTGTATGCTTACATTAACGGACTTACTCAGCTTATTGCGGAAAGAACGCAGGACTTCCACATCAATGTAACGGGAAAAGAAGTTATGCGCCATACTCCTGCGGACAAACTGAAAGCATACATGAGTGCGCGCGCTATGAACGCCATTGATTCTATTGGTCTTCCGTCCATCTTTGGCGCTGACCGCCTGAAGATGATAGACTTTGAACCCGTGGTATATTGGCAAAATATCAAGGACAGGGAAAAAATCGTTGCAACTCCCACCGTTCTTAAAGCGGACGGAACACTTGAAAAGAAAGCACAGACCACGGTGGAAAATATCATCGGTGTGCTTTTTGATGAAGAGGCACTCGGAATCACGCGCAAGTCGGAATGGATGCAGAGTACTGGCATGAATCCGCGCGGCGGGTATGAGAACATTTTCTATCATTTCTCGGTCGCTATGTGGAATGATTTCACGGAAAACGGAATTGTTCTTATTGCCGCTGAAACTACTTGATAACAGGGCGGGATTTTTCCCGCCCTTATTAAAAGGGGTTTAATATGGCATTTGATATAGAATTAGGAATTGTGACGAAAAAGAGAAACAGCACAAAGATACCAACCGCAGATGAAATGACACGGACGGAATCGGTTGTGCTGAAAGAAAATTGTTCCGATTATAACCCCGTTTTCCTGCTCAACTTATCGGAAAATATCTTTCCTTATAACTATGTTAAATGGGATGATTGGTATTATTTTATTGACGATGTAATACGGGGAAGAAATAATCTTTTTGAAGTGCATTGTACGCAAGACGTACTTGCAACTTATAAAAGTTACATTCTTCAGACCACCGCTTTCGTGGCGTATTCTTCCGTCAGCGGCGGTGCGTGGCTACCTGACAAAAGAGTACCTGTTAAGGCTGATTGTATTGTATCCCGCAATACCGCTAATTTAGGGATTTGGCGGGAAGGCGGCATATACATTTTAACGGTTATCGGTGATACAGGTGCGTGTTCTTTCGGTGTAAATATCAACGGGCTTTATAATCTTATTCGCGGCTTGCAAACTAATCAAGACGATGTATATGACGATATTATGGATTTAGTCGCGGACTCTGATTATCCGACTATAGTCGCTGACTTGCAACAGCACGTTATGGGCAACGATTTTGCCAACGCGCCGCAGTGCATCCGCAGTTGCACATGGATACCTTTCAATATCAGGGGCGCAAGCAGTGAATTTATTTATCTCGGAAAATTCAAAAGCACCGTTGCCGGAATACCTGTAGACGGAGAACCGATAACGGGGAGTATAACCGTTTCTATACCGTGGCACTATTCCGATTGGAGACGGGCATATTGTGAAGATATTTACTTATATCTTCCGTTAGTCGGTATAGTTTCCCTGTCTTCCGATAGTTTAACCAATGCAACGGCTATAACTATTTATTATAGCTACACTGTTACAGACGGAAAAATCAGCTATCAGGTAGTCAGCGGCGGGGAGATAATCGGAGCATACGGTGGTAGCTGTGCGGCTGATTATCCTATTGGAATCAATCAGAAAGCAAGCGCGAACGAAGTCATGAATAGTATTATGGAAGGGGTAGGAAAAACTGTTTCTAGTCTTACCCTAGGAAGTGCGCCTTCCGTGGCTTCAGGTGTTAACGCTGTGATAACGGGAATCAAGACCGCTGAAGTTGCGCTTTCGCACCATCCGTCTTGCGTTGGCGGTGTCGGCGGCGGCGCAGGATCAGGTCTGCCGAAAGATGTGGTCTGCTATTCGGTAGCCCATAGTACAGCGCTTGAACCCGCAGAGCTTGCGGGGGTTTTGGGAGTGCCGACCCAGAAGGTGATTAGTCTTGCAAGCTGTACTGGATACTGTGAATGTATAAATGCGCACTGCGCTATACCCGCTTCAAGTGACGCAATCAATGCCGTTGATATGTTTTTGAATAGTGGTTTCTATATCGAATAAGGGGGGTATTTATGCCGTACGATTATGAATTTATTAATACATATAACGGAACACGTACCCCAACGGGTACGGTCGAATTTGACTTGAACACGCAATATTTTTTCAGGTCTTTATACCAAAGGGCGTTATCTATTTTCAATTTCAATATTCCGCTTGAATGGAATAAAAACTATTTTAAGAATGTGCTTTTTGGGAATGGTTTTATTGGAATTATTAGAACTGATGAATATGGAATTATTCCACAAATTTGCACTTTATCAGGATATGGGCTTTATCTACAGCCAACTAAAATTCTAGTCCGTCAACCGCTTGTTAGCTATGAAGGGCGCATAGATGAAGAATGTGGACTTCTTAAAATCACGCCTGATTATTTAGGCATCTGTGATATTATAGAACATTACGCAATTCAGCTTGCAAAGTGTTTTACTTCAATAAATGTATCACTTATAAATAGCCGTGTTGGTTTTCTTGCATACGCGAAAAATAAACAGGCGGCAGAAACGCTGAAAGTGATAGCAGAAAAACTTTCAGGCGGGGAAAGTCTTGTTGTAACGGATAAAATCGTTAAGAACAGCGACGGCATGGGCGATGATGAACCGCTGTTCACTACAGCTTTCGACCCCGCGAGAAATTATATTACAGACAAATTGCTTGATGATTTTACTACTATTTTAAATCAGTTTGACCGTGAAATTGGAATACCCGTTATTGATGATAAGAAAGAACGAAGAATTGAAACTGAAGTTAACACTATGATTTCTGATACAGGTACACGGCTTTATACATGGAAAGAGTGTTTGACAGAAAGCATAGAAAAGACGAAAAAGGTTTTTCCTGAACTGGAAATATCTTTCACAACTTCTTTCGATAATTTGCAAAGGGGGGTTAATAGTGAGTCTAACGCCACGCCTGACGCTAATCGGTCTGTACAATAATTATTCCGATTCCCTTTTCGCTAACCTTTCTTTCCCCGTTGGAATTGATGCGGAAACATTTATAGACACGCTTTTGCTTAGATACGGGGAATGTCCGCTGATTTATCCCGATTTCGATTTTATGGTGTTGGCTATCGGTGCATGGTCTAGAAAGTGGGCTAATAGTTTTGAAAGAATATATAATGCCATCAAAGCTGAATATAATCCGTTACATAACTATGACCGCACCGAAGAATGGACGGAAAACGAAACCGAAGATAAAAACCTAAACCGCGACACAGAAACAGAAGAAAATCGAAGCGGTAACACGGAAAGCAAAGTTTCCGCATTTAATGAATCGACCTATAGCCCGTCAGATTATACGGAAGACAGTGTTACAAATAACAGTGAAGGAAACGAAAAAATAAAAGAAGATAATGCACGTGACACAGCGAGAAATGGTCGGATATATGGCAATATTGGAGTGACTCAAAGTGTTGATATGCTGAAGAATGAAATTGGATTTAGAAGCACCAATAATATGTATGACATTTTTGCTGAAATGTTTTACAAAGAGTTTTGTATGTATATTTTCTAAGGGGGTAAATAATGCTCTTTTCTAAATATCCTTATGTGAATTTCTCGGATTATAATTTAGATTGGATAATATACCGTATCAAAAAACTTTCGGAAGAAATGGCAAGTTTTATAAACCTTAATACTATAAAGTATGCCGACCCTATTCAATGGGATATAACAAAACAGTATGAAGCAAATACTGTGGTCATAAACCCGTTTGACGGAACTGCGTATATTTCAACAAAGGCTGTACCTTATGGCGTAAATATCAGCAACGAAGGCTATTGGACGCCAATATTTAATTACGGCGAAAGTCTGAATACGTTAAGAGAACAGATAGCAGAAAATAACCAAAGGGACAAGAAAACCGCAAATAAAAATTATGTTGACGGTGATTTACTTTGGTATAACGGCGAACTTTATGAAGTGCTTTATGATATAAGCGCGGGCACTGAATTAATTAATGATGTAAATATTGAAGCTATTACAATAGAAAAACTGATTTCCGATGTAAGAACCGACACTGACAAAAACACAGCTGATATTATAGAAATCAAAAAGGCTTTTGTTACGCCTGAAATGTTCGGGGCAGTAGGTGACGGAATAACGGATGATACAGAAGCGGTTATTTCTGCTATAAACAGCGGCTACAATGTTACAGGCGTAAACGGTTCGATATATAAAATAACTGAAACCATAGAAACATCTTCTCTGCCTGTCAATGACATGAATCTCAGGAATTGCAATTTCATTGTGCAAATTCCTAACGGGTATTTTATCACTGTTAACAATAACTTTAATAAAATTACTTTCGACAATTGTTCATTCAATGGCGGTGGCGTTGCTTATGGCGTTTTTGCCGACCCGTGTAACCATCTTAATGCACTTTACGTTAAAGACGGAGAAGTAAAAAACTTTAGCGCAAATGTAATTGATAACTTCTCTTATACATTCTCGTTTCTTGCCGCCGCTGATGAAGTTGTTATTAGCGGGTTGACGCTGTATAACAACGTGGGGCATGGTTTAATTGTAAGAAGTGACGCACTTGACGGAAACGAAAATGCGGTTATAAATGTTTCCGATTGTCACGCGAAAAACTGCGGAACTGGTGCAATTGCTATAGGCATCGGAAGTTATTCTCATAACGGAAACAGGGGAAAGGCAACTTTTACTAACTGCATAGCGGAATACAATAGCGCGTCAGGTATTGCCCCGCATGGACTTTATAATGTGGCAATTAATAACTGCATATCAAACAACAACGGCGAACACGGATTTGTTATTCAGCAAAGCTATAATAGCTCTATCAGCGGTTGCGTTGCGGTTGGAAATCAGGTTTTCGGAATACGTATTCAGGGCGATTTTTCACAGCCCGAAAGTGATAGATTTGTGCATGGTGTAATTGTGTCGGGTTGTACTATTGACGGTGCAAGCGGTCAGGGCGGTATAAATGTTGGCGTTAAAGCTACCGATATAGTTATCGAAAATAATATCATTGAAAATTCGGCAAGACCGTTTTACACTGACCAATCGTCAACTGGGCGCAATGTTGGTAGTAGAAATGTTATTTTCAGAAATAACAAGTTTGATTTTCTGAGTGCTACCCCCAACACCTTTACTGACTTTTTCGATGAATTTATTTTAATCGACAATACCGATTTAAGCGGAAAGCCCGTGCCTGATGGATATTACAGAGTGAACCAAAATAATAGACAGGTATTTCTTAACACGGGGGATACTTCAGAAAATGTTAGTCCTTATAATACTCTTGCTGAACAAAGTCCGTTCGTATATGATAGCACACACTGTAGTTATGAAAATGGAAACCTTACCATATTAAGCACATTTACAGCGGCAAGCAATAACAATCTTTTCAGTGTACAATTTCCTATAAACGGGGTGCTTACAGTTTCTGTTTCCTGTCCTGACTTTGCACTTGAACCGATGTTAAGATTGCGCGGAGCAGGCGGTCTGATTGATACTATAGCAGTATACACCCCGAACAATGCAAATGGAAATCTTACCAACTACACTTTTACAGTGATTGACAACACCGCGCAAGTTACAACGGTAGAACTTATGTTCAGACTTCGAAGCGGTAAGTCTATCACTCAGGGCACTTACCCGATTAGAATGAGTGCGGCGGCAGGCTTCAAAGTTAGACGGAATGTATTGTAACTTTTCCCCAATTCCTTTTGTGCAGTTTGCCGAATTTTCGGTTTTGTGCAATATGCACAAGAAAGTTTGTGAAACTTGCACAAAGGGCGGGCGGGCGGTAGCAAACCCATATCGGGATGT